GCATTTCTTAGTTGTCTTTCAATTGTTTCTCTATCTTCTGCATCAGCATTTGTAAATGTTGTAATAGATAGAGAAGGTGCAAGACCATTTTGTATATTATTTTTATGGAAGTTATCTATCTCTGCATCTAATGCAATGATGTTTAATCCTCCATTGTAATCTGGTAAAGGATAATACTTCATACCAGGTCTGTAAGGATTAAAGTAATACATCTGTGATGGTGATTCTCTATTTACCTTACTAAACTTTGGTAAATACATTACATCATCATCTTTTACTCTTAATCTTCCTTTGTTTTCAAACTCTGATGAAATGAAATAACCAGGTACTATACCTCTTTCATTCATTCTATGAGCTCTAATATAAGAGAAATCTACATGATAAACATCAGTAATCTTAGTTCTATCGTTAGACCAGATAACTTCTAATGCATATCCTCCAAATAGTGCTCTATCTAATGCTACCTTTTTAAAGATATCATTCCAAGATTCACCATCTCTATTTGCTCTTTCCAATACACTTTCATCTTCGGTAGTTAGACCACCTCCAACGATACCATCTGTGATTGCATTAATTGCAGTAGCGTTGATTGAAGATTTGTTGTATAGTTCAGTAATATAGTGTGGGAAATCGTTTTGTTCTCCATAGTAAACTATCTTACCTTTATCATCTTCAAATACCTTACCTGATGGATACATCTGTTCCCTATACTTAGGTATTATCATTAATTTATGTTTGTTTAATTCTTTTTTCATCTGTTATCCTTGATATACTGTATATACTGCGTTTTCATTAGATGATATATATTTCTTTTCAATGGGTGAGACTGAACCTGTTACGAATACTCTATCTTTGTATTCTAATGTTCCATCTTGTACTACTTTGTAATAAGGAATACCTGAGGCTACTCCACCAAAAGACCATTCATCTGTTACTTCACTCCAATTAACATTTGTTGTACTCCATACTGGTGCACTACCTGTTATTTGTGGTCCATACCAAACTTCTAAATCATATGTTGTACCTGGTAATCCTTTTAGATGACCAAGTGTATAATCTGTTGAGGATGATATATCAAAACTTAAAGTTTCCCAACGAGGGTTAGCCTCGGAGGATGATGTTGTAAAAGCGATAGAGGCTGAACCTGTATCGTTTTGTAAGGTAGGTATCATGACAATAGTATAACCATAACCAGGTATGTAAGTTTTAGATACAAGAGGTGTATCGTTCTCTTTTTGGTATGCTATAGTATTGTATTGTTTTTCTTTTAAAGTTATCATATATCTCCTTAAAATAAGAAATAGGGGGGTTTCCCCCCCTTATTCTTAAAATGGTTATTGTGAAATGGTTATACCTGTAAGTACAGAACTCAAATCAGAACCTGATACTGGTATCGCTGGTTCTGGCTCTTGTGCCGTAAATGTTAAAGTATATCCGTTCGCATCTCCAATTGCAGTTCCTGTCTGACCTTGTCCTCCATTAAGTTGTGCTCCATACGTTTTACCAATGTAAAAGAATTTATCACCATCAGTACCAGCATTGTTAGTTTCAACAACTAACTTTAAATCTGGGTTCTGTGCTAAAATCTTCATTTGGTTTCTTAACGCTGATTGCATCTTAAGGAAAACCGCATTTATAGTAGACTCGTAGAAAACTGTTCCATTCTCAGTAGAACCATTAATGGTTTCTGTGAAATCAGAAGTTCCTCTCGTCAAGTCAAACTGATAAAATATTCCACTACCATCTAGGTCTGTAACTTCACCAGAAGTTTCAGTAACACCAGTTATAGGTAATGAGCCAGATAAGATATACAATGTTTTGATTCCACCTGCGTTATCTCTACATCCGAGAGAAAATCCTGCTGTAATATCACATGACATAATTTATATCCTTTCTTTAGTTATTTTATTCAGTTATTTATGCTGTTGGGTCATTAGTTACCCAGAATTCTGGATATGCTACTTGAACTCCTAACTTAGTCACGATTCTGTGCTTAAGTTGGTCACCATTGATATCATACCACATTTGGAAGTTATCCAAATCAGATACTAAATCAGTTCCTACTACTATTTGTCTTGCTGGACCAGTTGTAATGAAATCCGAACCTGCTAGTCCTACCGTACCTACTACTGTTAAGTTAGCAAATGGGTGTTTAGCTGACATTAATGAACCTCTGTTCTCTACTGAGTTAGGGTCATAGAAATAGTTATTAGCTTTTCTTAAACCAACGATGTATTTTCTAAAGTTAGCAACTGACATAAATACTGTCAAGTCATCTCTATCTTGTACATCTACTGATAAGTTTTCTAATTGCTCATCAATAATATCTAATAGGTTATCAGATGTTGGAGCTGAAGCAGATACATAAGTTGCACCTGAACCAGAAGCCAATAGACCTGTTAAACCTTCTACACAGTCACCAGTTGTTGGTGATGCAGTCCAAATAAATTGGTCATTCTTCTTTTGGAAGTTTGCTACTAGTTGTGAAGAGTACTCTTCTACGAAAGCATAAGTTTCAGGGTAAGAACCTGCTGGTCCTAGTAATCCGATATACTTTGTATCTAAATCTCTTAAACATAGTCCATCGTGTGAACTTCTTTGACATACTTCGATGTCTCTTTGAGTATAAGTTACTGAACCACTTGGTGTAGTTACACAACCTCTACCATCTTGAATTTGTAAATCTATCTCTTGTAGATTTAGAGGTTCTTTGTATTTAATCCCCTCTTTTACAGTTACATATTCTGCCGTTGAACCAGCAATAACCGATTTTACAAGTAATTCACCTGCAAGTTCGTTATTAAAGGCATCAAGAGCAGCTACATTAAATCCTGCCATAATTAAAATCTCCTTTTAGTTAGCCTTACGTTTTTTTAGTAATCTTTCGAATTGAGCTTTCTTTACTGCATCCTTTGGATTGTAAGAAACATCAACTGAAGTATTTCTACCGTAAGTCTGTTTTTTGTTAGTAATTGTTTTTTCAGTTGCAGGTGCAGAGTTAAACTGCTCCTTTACTGTGTTAATTTCACCCATTAGTTCTTCTTTCAAAGCGGTGAATTGTTCTTTGAATTCTCCTCCAATCATTTGGATTAGAGCTTCGTGTAGTTCGTTGATGTTAACATCTGAAGATTCTCCTTCGAATTCTTCTTCTGTTGCTTCAACTTCTTCACTCATTTCTTCTTCTTGATTTTCTGCTTCTACTTCAGCCTCTGCGATAGCGGTGATTACACCTCCTTCCGTAGAAATGGTGAACCCTCCGTCTAATTCGTGAGTACCATCTGGTGCAGGGATGTTACCATCCTCTGTGATTACAAAAATCTCAACACCTTCACCGAGTTCTCCCTCATAGGTTAGAGTTAGTTCTCCATCAGCTGTTTTAATTTCTGCAAAAGTAGATTCAGTAGTTTCTTCTGCTAGTGTCTCTTCAACAACTTCTTCAGATGTAGTTTCTACTACTTCTTCTGATAATTGTTCTTCAACCACAGTTTCTTCTACTGAGGGAGCTTCAATCAAGTTGAAATGTTTTTTCACTAATTCTTTTAGTGCATTTTTCATAATAAACTCCTTTTTGTGATTAATTAGTTGATTCAAACGTACCCTGTTTAGCCTTTGAGTCTACAATTACTAACGTTTCTCCATTAGTCAACTTGTATTCTCCATCGGGCATTATAGCCTGACGTTCTCCATCTTTTAAAATAAAAACAACGAAAGATTTCTCATCGATAACAATCTCAGTTCCACCTTCTGTTGCTCTGTAAAAGAATTTCTGTTTACTGGCGTTAATCATATAATCAGCGAAGAAACCTTCTACTGAGAATCCTTTAACTAAACCAGATTTAACATAATCTTCCCATACTTCTTTATTACGAACTTTCATAATTCCAAACCAAGTACCTTTTTCGTACTCTTCCTTCATCAAGGCTTTGGATTTATCTGCAGAAGGTTCATCAACTAACCAAGATTCTACTAGTGTAATATCTTTTAGTTTTTCTTCTTCTGAGTGTTCGTAGTTAACTTCTTTCTGATATCCTTGTTCCAAATACTTGTATGCTATCTTCTCGATTGTATCAGCAGAAAAATACACAAAGAATTCTCCATTTACATCATCGTAACGATAGATTAGTTTGTTTGGAACCATTAGAGGACCAGCAATCAGTTGTTTTTCTTTATTCATTTCACTAAAGTTAGATGTCACAGTATTGTTTGTCTGTGCAACATCTTCTCCATTAGGATTTCTATTGGTTGTAGGTTTTGCGTTTACAGAAGTTGCTGCATCTTCACTCTGTTCTGTCTGAGTTACTTCTTTATCACCTTCTTTAAACATTCTTAACCTTTGCCAATTATGTCTACATCCATATGAACCTTTATATGTGAATATATCATAGATACCAAATTCCGAGTTCTCTCCTTGTATCGTAAGTTTATTTATATCTTCTTTTCTAAAGATTAAATTCTTATCTAACATCTTAGCACAGAAATTTCTGTTCTTGCTATCTCTCGGTCCTTTGTATTGGTATCTTATCTGAAATTTACCATAATCTTCTAGGGAAGAGAGATTGGGTTTAGATGTTATGGCGAACTCCGTTCCCACTTCGTCAAATTCTTCTATAACCCAACCTTGTTTCTCTAGCTCTTCCTTAGATTCTCCTACCTCGGATAGTTTATCTAATATCTTATCTTGA